ATGGCCCTCGTCAGTGTCACCCCTCCTCCTGGAGTCGTTACCAACGGCACTGAGTATTCTGCCAAGGGAAGATGGATCGACTCAAACCTGATTCGTTTCGAGGATGGCATACTTAAAAACATCGGTGGTTGGGAATATTTAAAGTCATCAGCTCTCACGGGTGCGCCGATTGGCCTATTCTCTTGGAAAGACAATGACGGCAATAACTTACTTGCAGTCGGAACCAGAGAGAAAGTTTATGTCTATATGGATGAGAACCTGACTTGGTACGACATCACGCCATCTGGATTCACCACTCCAAAATCAACCGACCCATTGGGATATGGCAGTTTTACCTATAACGTAGAAGATTATGGGGATGCCAGATCGCAATCAGGGCTTTCGTTTGCCAAACATTCTTATTCTTTTGACAACTGGGGCGAGTATTTAATATTTAACTGCTCGTCAGATGGAAAGATTTATCAGTGGCGACCCGATGCGGGTTCTGGATCACCCGATGCTGCGGGTGTGGCATTAACGAATGCACCCACGGGTTGTTCTGGCGTATTGGTCAGCAATGAAAGACACATTGTAGCCCTTGGTGCGGGTGGAGACCCAAGGAAAGTGCAATGGTCATCAAGAGAAGCATCAACCACATGGACTGCGGCTTCTACAAACACAGCGGGCGATTTACAAGTGCCGACATCTTCTGAGCTGTTGGCGGGCGTTAAATGGCAAACCGACATGATTTTATTTACATCAACGGGCTTGGCTAGGCTCTATTATTCGGGCCAACCTTTCGTGTATGGCATCAACGATGCTGGCACAAACTGCAAAGCCATCTCAGCCAGATCAATCGTGCAAGCGGGCAACTTTATTGCTTGGCTTGGTGAGAAAACAATATTCCTATATGACGGCTCAGTGAGAGAAATTCCTTGCAGCGTGTCTGATTTTATTTTTGACAACATCAACAAACAATACTCAGGTGCAGTCTGTGGCGGTCACAACAGCTCATTCAATGAGATATGGTGGTTCTTTCCAAGCGGCGACAGCAAAGTGCCAAACAAATACATCATCTGGAACTACGCCGAAAACACATTTGCCGTTGGCACACTCAGTCGCGGTTGCTATCTCGATGAAGGCATATTTGACTACATTATTGCTTGTGACGACAGCGGAAATGTTTACAAAATGGAGTCAGGCAATCTATTCAACAGTCCTGGTCTTGGCAGCACAAAACCGTATGCCACATCGGGTGCGATCCAGATCGGTAAAGGCGACAATTATGTGCAATGTAATCAAATCATTCCTGACAGCGAGGCATCTACCCTACCTGGTGTCACCATTAGTTTTAAGGGCAAATATACGCCTCTGGGCGAGACATTTGA